AGGTAGAACAAGATAGTGTCGACTTCATCAGCAACGCACGCCAAGCTTTTGAAGAAAACGAATATATCAAGAAGGGATTCGGCACACTGCTGGACCCTAAAAAATATACGGTAAACAAACTAGAACTGGAACTAACAAACGGCACCAAAATCCAAGCCATATCTTCCACATCCTCCATTCGTGGAAAGAAATTCGGCGATCACAGACCTTCTTGCATAATCTCTGACGATATGCAGGGCCAGTCTGACATAATCACTCCTGAGGCCCGGGACAAGAAATACAACACATGGTCCCAGGACACAGAATACAGCGGAGATAAAGCGGTCTACCGTGACGGTAAGAAAATCAGAATGGCCACGAAGTTTATCGTATTAGGAACCATCCTTCATCGAAATTGCCTTGTCTCCCGATTGCTGCTCAACAAAGACTACAAACACATGCTGAAACGTGTAGTCGGGTTCGACCCGGACGAATACTTTGACACTGGGCTCTGGTCCGAGTTCGGCAAACTGTACAAGAACGACAAACTCCCCGACGCTGCAGCATATGCAAGGGAATTCTACTACCAGCACGAAGCTGAAATGCAATACGACACTATCTGGCCGGATAAGTTCGACTGCTGCGACCTGGCGATTGACTATTTCAAGAACCCGGTGGCGTTCAAACAGGAAATGATGAACGATGCAAGCAAGATTGGTGAGAAGTGGTTCAAGTCAGTAGCAACACAGAGTCCTGCGGAAATAGAAAATCACCATTTCCTGAAAACTATGCTCACAGCGGATCCTGCATCCTCTGTAAACACTAAAGCGGATTATTCGGCGTTCTGTGTCGGCTCAATAGCTGATAACGACTTCCGTTATATTCGTAAAGGCATAATAGACAAGCTCGGATTCGACGATTTCTGCAAGAAGATAGTGGAATTGTTAAAAGCATACCCTGACACCACTCACATTGATATTGAAAAGAATTTGTACATGGGCGCGGATGTCCTGAAAATCAGAGAACTAATCTATGCTGATCCTGAATTCCGTAGCCGGGACTTAACCTTCATCAATCAGATGCAGCGGAAGTCAAAGGATGAAAAGATAAGCACTATCATTGGCTCCGTCAACAACGGCCAGATAATATTTAATTCCGAGGACAAAGACTTCATCGAACAGATCGCGGATTTTGCAGGTCAAGCATATTCAGTCCATGACGACGCCGCAGATGTTGTGTCTCAGTTTGAGATAGATATAAAAGAAATTGAGACGAGTTACAAGGTTAGTTTCATGGATATGAGGTTATTATTTTAAGTTATAAAGGAAGTGATATTTAAGTTGTTCAACGTAAATGACAACAAAATTACACTAGAAAAATGCTTAGCGAGATTTCAGCAACAGTGGCAAATTAACCACAAAATATATCTATATTATATGGGAATCACCGATTCAAGCAGAAGCGAAGGCTACACTATGACTGGAGCATATGACGATCCAATCATTGACGCGTTTGTCGACTCCGAGGGTGCTGGCAACTATAGTTTTGTAAATGACCGCACAAACAACCGAGTCACTACCAACTTTCTTAAGAAATTTATCAAAGAGGAAGTCAGCTACTCTGTAGGCAACGACATAACATATATAAGCCGTTCCAGTGACGAAAAGATACTTGGTATCATTCAATACAACTTAGAGCACTGGAAAGAGGATCATGAAAGCATCCTTGCCAAGAACATGCTTATATATAGCAATGCTTATGAACTCTATTACATCAACAAGGACGCTGAGTTTTGTAGCCGGGTAATAAGCCCAAGACACGGGTTCGCTTATAAAGACGGCTGCGGCAATGTGATGTTTTTCCTGCATATCTTCCGCCAAACCTTTGACACAAAAATGTATATAGATATTTATACGGACAATGAAATAATCCACTGCGATGAAACATTCACAGAACAAGGACCTAGACAATCTCATCCATTCGGCTGCGTTCCGGTGGGAATCGCTGAGTTATCAGAAGAAGGCTGGCTCGATACTGTCTACCATGATATTAAAAACCTGCAGGATGCGTACGAAACAAATTTGTCTGACATTAGCCAGGAGATAACCGAATTTAGAAACGCTTACCTTGCTTTCCAAAATTCGCAGGTTGATGAGGCCGATCTCCCTAAGATGAAAAAGAACGGAATCATACAATTCAAAGGTGACGGATCAGCAACGTGGCTCACAAAAAACATTAACGATACATTCATTCAGAATACCCTAACTACTTTAGAAGATTTGATGTATAAACTGACGGCCCACATAAATACAAATGAGCGAGTGGCCAGCAATACCTCAAGCCTTGCGCTCAGAGCAAAACTTATAAGTCTTGAACAGAAGTGCAGACTTAACGAGAAAGCTTTGTCGAACTGTATCAAGACTAGATTATGTATGCTGTTTATGTACTTAAACAATCTCAAAAGCACAAATTATGACTACAAAGACATAAAAATCAAGTACAGCCCTAATATCCCATCGGATGATCTGATAAATGCACAGGTCTTAGCACAACTAGGGCCAAGAGTATCAACGGAAACAGGGTTGTCACTATTCAGTTTTGTGGATAACCCTAAAGAAGAAGTAAAAAAAGTGAAGAACGAACAAAAGGCGAACAGCATAGGAGCTGATTTACTGAATACACCTCCCACAATGCCAAAAGTAATGCCAACTATGCCTCCGGCGATGGTGGTGACTAAATAATGGCAGCTAAGAAAAAAATAAATCCCTTGTACCGTAAGAAAATTGAGCAGATAGCCCTCGACAATGAGGATTATGCTTCCGAGGAAATGAAACCAGTATATCAAGAGCAAAAAAAGGCTCTGGACTCGCTCCATGTCATCGTAGGAGCGTTATTTATTGCTTATGCAGTAAATGGACTACTCAAGATGACAGAGGCGCAGAAAGCCTCTACGGGCATCAAGAACACACTTAAAACCATGGGCAAGGACCTGGGCGATTCTGAGGTTTCAAAGGTTACGGACATATTGAGCAAAACTTATGCCGATACCTATTATAAAAACGCGTTCATCATGGATGAAGGCTTGAAGGTAGATCTTAAATTCGACTTACTCAAACAGGAATATATCGATGCTGCAGTAAACGCAAAATTCAAAGAAGAATTATTCTCAGACCGCATCTGGACAAACAAAGCCGCGATGATCGATAAACTCCACGCGGGGTTTGTGGATGCTATGAATGGCAACACCACTATCGACAAGCTGGCCAGTGATATTAAGAATACTTTTAATGTTACGGCTTATGAGAGTTCTCGATTAGTTCGCACCGAAAACGCTCGTATCCAAATCCAGGCACAATATGACATAGGCATTAATACGGGTGTGGAGCAGGTTATGTGGTCCGCAACACTAGACGGCCTGACTTGTGCCGAGGATGCTGAACTCGACGGGAAAGTATTTCCTATCGATGGAGCTCCTGAATGCCCTGCTCATCCTTTCTGTAGGTGTGATTTGGTAAATATTCCCTATAATGGATGGGTGCCAACTCAAAGGCGTGATAATGAAAGTAAAGATTTAATCGATTATGTTGATTATGCAACCTGGGCAAAAGATAAAGGAATAGAAGAATAACAAATAAGGCACTCGAAAGGGTGTTTTTATTATATAAAAATTAAGCTGCGTTTCCAGTTGAGAAGTTGGAAGGGCTAAAGGAGAGTTATAAATGGATTTAAAAGAAGTACAGTCATATTTTGAACAGAATAAAGATAGCGAAGATGTAAAAGCTTTTGTTAGTGGGTTGAACCCGGTCACAACAGACAGGGTTAAGTCATTAGTGAATGAAGATAGTAACCTCAAATCGTGGTTTGATTCCGAACGCGATAAGCACCTGTCAAAAGGGATTGAAACTTTTAAAACAAATAATTTAGATAATTTAGTAAGCGCAAAAGTAAAAGAACTTTACCCGGACGCCGATCCAAAGGACCTAAAGTATAAGGAGTTAGAGGACAAATTCAATAATGCTGAAAAGGCACGATTGAAAGAAACCCTCACAAACTCAGCCCTGAAAACAGCTCAGGAGAAGAAACTTCCAACCGACTTAATAGATTATTTTGTCGGATCGGATGCTGAAACCACGACCAAAAACCTAGAAAAACTTATAGCAACTATGGCCGCACACGATGAAGCCATCAAGTTAGAGTTCGCAAAGGGGAACAGTTACACTCCACCGGCGGACAAAGGCAATGTCAGCGATGCCGATAAGCTCAGAGATGAAGTAAGAAAATGGATGAAATAAAGCCTACTTTTCAGTAGACTTTAGAAACAACTCTATTGCTTTATCTAGTAATTTCGATAGTGGAATCCCTGTTTCTTTGGAATGTGCCTTTAATCTATCAAGTAGTTTTGTGTCAATAGCATTAGACATAGGAGTTCTTGTTTTTAAATCTTTATTAGCCATAATTATCACCTCAATAGTATTATATAATGTTTGCTTAGTCCTTGCAAGTCCTTGGACTATATGATATAATATAATTAGAGGTGAGGATGATGGAAATTGTTAAAGAGTATGGCTTTGTTTATATAACTACTAATAATATTAATGGCATGAAATATGTAGGCCAAAGAAAATATAGCAGAGATTGGAAAAGTTATTTAGGCAGTGGAACGCGCCTCTTGAGAGCAATAAAAAAATATGGTATAAAAAATTTTACAAGTGAAATAATAGTGGTTGCATATTCAAAAGAAGAACTTAACGAACTTGAATTAAGTTTCATCAAGGATCACAATGCTGTATTAAGCAATGACTACTACAATATAAATCATGGCGGTAATGTTACAAATGCTGGCATACGCTTTTCTGAAGAACACAGAAGAAAGATAGGCGAAGCTCACAAAGGTGAAAAAAATTACTTTTATGGTAAAAAGCACACCGAAGAATTTTGCAAAAGAGTAAGTGAAGCCAATAAAGGCCATATAGTTTCATTAGAAACAAGGGAAAAATTACGCAATGCAAACAGAGGACAAGGAAAAGGTCTCCCAGCTTGGAACAAAGGAATATCAAACTCACCAGAGGCGAGAAGGAAAATAAGTGAAGCCAATAAAGGCAAACACCGGACAGAAGAACAGAAAAAACATTTAAGTGAAGCGACAAAGAAACTAAACAATGAGCAGGTGGCAGCAATAAGGGAAAAATACCAAACAGGTAAGTATTCACAGAGGAAACTAGCTGGAGAATACAACTGTTGCCACTATGTTATCGGCGCAGTAGTAAGACACGAAACGCCATATCTATTATAAAATCAACTAAGCATCTTAGAAATTCTAAGGTGTTTTTTTGTTTGAGTTTCGGGCTACTCGGTAAAGAAGCACTAATTTATAAATGAAAGTAGGTAATATAAATGGCAAATACCTTAGCATACGCACAGCTGTTTCAGCAGGAACTTGATAGA